TGCCATTGCCAATGCGATGACCGAGTGGGCAAAGGTGACGTTGGCCGGGATGGCGTGGGGCTATGACGTGCCCCGTGACCTTGGCGCGGTGGGCAAGAGCCGTCCGGACTTGGCGCGGGCGCTCAAGTCGGATGACTTCGACGGCACGGCGGATGTGCGCGTGGAGCCGGAGACGTTGATGCCAATGCCCAAGGCGATGCGGCTCTTCCTGCTCGACGAGCTCTTCCAGAAGCAGTTGATTTCGCCGAGCGATTACAAGCGGCTGATGCCGTTTGCCCTGACGCGGGCCTTGCAGTCGCCGGATGCGGACCAAGAGGCGCGGGCCAACCGCATTGCTGATGCGTTGCTCACCGGCCAGCCGGTGCCGCCGATGCGGTGGCAGGACAACGAGGCCATCCATCAGGATGTGCTGGAGCGCAAGATTCTGTTACAGGACGATATTGACGAGATGGTGATGCAAGCCGCCGACGCTCGCTGGCGTGAGCTGGCTACGCAGGCGGCACAGAAGCAGGGCCAGATGGCACCGATGCCAGAGGCTCCGGCAGGACCCCAAGCGATGGGTGGGGAAAATCCCTTCGCGCCCTCACCGACGGAGATGCCCACGGCGTCCTCGCTCCCCGGCATTGCGGCTCAGCCCGCGATTGCCCAAGGGGCGACGAACACCTTTGAGGCATTTGCTCCGCAGTAACGGACACTTCTCAAGGAGTAAAGTATGACCGCACCCACGTTTCCCGGTGACGCCCCGCCCACCCCTGAGGTGGGACCGGAAAACACCACGGCCTATCTAGACCAGCTTGCCGAGGACGCCGCCAAGGCCGCGCTCCCGGTAGACGAGGACTACGAGCAGGCGCGTGACGACAAGGGCCGCTTTACCAAGGTCTCGGACCTCAACAACGAGGAAGAGACGGCGGACGAAGAGGCGGCAGGGGATGACGCTGTAGCGGCGGAGGCAGAGGGCGAGGTGGCCGATGAGGCGACCCCGACCGATACCCCGGCTTCCCCCATTCCGGTGCTGGACCGTGAGCCGATGGTCCAGATTACGGTGAAGGTCGGCGAGACCGAGATTTCTGGTCTTCCGGACTTGACCGTGACGTATATGACGCCGGGCGGCAAGATGCGGACCGACCCCATCGATAAGGTGGCGCGGCTCGCGGCCGATGGCATCTACAGCGAACAGCGCGAACAGCGGTTCCGCCAGATTGAGCAACAGAACGCCGAAGCGCAGGAGATGCTGGAGCAGTACCGCCAGCGGCTCGACGAGCGCGAGATGTATCTGGAGCAGTTGCTGGCCGACGAGACGCGCTACGTCAACGAGAAGGATGCGTGGGACCGGAAGAACACCCCGGAGATGCGCCTTGAACGGGAGCGCCAGAAGCTGGAGGATGAGCGCCAGCAGATGGAGATGTCTCGTATCGCGCAGGCGGGGGAGCAATACTTCACGAACACTCTGACTCCGGCGCTTGAGCAGATTGCCAATGCGGTGCCGCTGGTGGAGCCGGAGGAGTTGGTGGCAAAGGTCAGCCTGTATGTGCGGTCGCTGGAGGGGCGTCGGGGATACCTGATGCCGGACCAGTACGCGCAGGTGGGCGAGTATCTGGTCAGCGAGGTCGGTCCGTGGGCGAAGGCCCTACAGGAGCGGCGCTCGGAGATGTGGACCTCAAAGCAGGAAACCGAAGCCAAGGCCAAGCAGGCGGAGGCCGCGAAGGCCGAAGCCGCCAAGGCGACGGTGCAGAGTCAGAAAGCCAAGGCGCAGGTGGCAAAGGCCGCCAAGCCTGTGGGACAGCGGACCGCAATGGCTCCGAAGTCCCGACCCGCGCCAAGCAGTATCGATGACCTGATGGACGATGCGGTCCAGAGCGCCATCGATTCGGTGCTGGGCGCATAACCCCTTTTAAGAGAGACAACAAGCAATGCCTGCTCCTACTGTCATTTCGGATGCGGAACTTCAGGGTCTCCTGAAGAATGTGTATGCCAATTTCCGCGAGAAGGTTCAGAACACCGTGACCCCGCTCGTCGCCCAGCTGTCGAAGGCGCGTGAGGGCGGCCCCAAGAACATCCGCTGGGGCGGCAACGGCGTGTATTGGGACGTGGTCGTCGGGCGTCCGGCGGGTGGCAACTTCTCGACCGCTGGCTGGTTCGGTCAGGACACCACGGCCCGCGAAGTGCAGGCCAACACGGGCGTCGTCCGTGGCTACGTCCGCCGTCAGGTGGACGGACTCGCCCTCATCGGCACCAAGTCGAAGGAGGCCGCGTTCCAGACCCTCGCTCGCAAGACGATGGAGGAGCTTCGTGAGGCCTCGGCCCTGATGATGCAGGGCTCGTTCCACGGCGCGGGCAACGGCATTCTGGCGACGGTCGTCGCTGGCGTGACCTCGGCTACCCAGACCATCACCGCGCCGTATGGCGTGGCGGCGTCTGGCCCGGCCACCCTGCTCCTCTCGGTGGGTGACTATGTCGCCATCACCGACAGCACGGGCGCGACGGTGCGTGGGCGTGGCTCGGTCTCGGCCATCAACTCCTTCCCGTCCTCGACGCAGGCCATCATCACGCTGTCCGGGTCGATTGCCTCGACCACGAACGACGTGGTTGTCAAGGCGTCGGCGTCTGACACCTCGTTCGGTGCGGCCACCAACGGCCTCATCAACATCACCAACCGTGGCAACAGCTACAAGCTCCTCCACGGCATCACCTCGACGACCTACGGCATCTGGGACGCCATCCGCCTCACGGCGGGCACGGACACCCCGGACGCGAACCAGCCGACTGAGTCGGACATCTGGGACCTTATCCAGAAGGTGTCGGGCATCTCCGGCAAGGACGCGATGCTTCGTCCGCAGGAGTTTATGCTGATGACCACGCCGGGCGTGGGTAAGAAGCTGATGGAGTCGTTCGTCGGTCAGCGTCGCTTCGACGCCAAGGACACCGCTCGCGTTATCAAGGGCGGCTACAAGGCGGTTGAGGTTTGCGGCCTGCCGCTCGTGATGGACTACTACGTCCCCGCCGGGACCATCTACCTCATCCACATTCCGTCCCTCGCGCTGGTTGATGCGAAGGATTGGGGCTTCGTGGAGTACGAGGGCGCTGGCCCGGTCCGGTGGCTCGACGGCCGCGATGCCTTCGAGATGACCTACGGGTACTATGGCAACCTTGCGGCGCTCCAGCGCAATAGCCACGGGTCCATCGTTGGGTACACCGACACCGTCTTCTACAGCCACGCGGCTGTCCAGACGGCGTAATTCTGCTGAGCGCGGGGGGTGGGATGGTCCCACCCTCCGCCTTAGCGGGACCCTCACTCGGATTTTGATATGCCTCTTAATTTCTTTGCACCCAAGCCCGGTCGGTTCGGCGTTATGCCTGCCTACGTCCGGTCTGGGCAGATTGGTGGGACGAACTTCCTTGGCGGCGCGACGCCGCTGACGGCGAACACCACGACGATTTTCCGTCTGGGCGGGCTGGCTGGCCGGTCGGCGGTGTTCTCCCGTCTCGGCGCGACGGCGGTGACGGTTCCGGCTGACGCGGACGGGACGATTCTGGCGTACGTCTACAAGTTCCGGGCGTCGGATAACACCGCCGTGCAGATGTCGGCGGCGCTGGACCTTGAGGCGCTCGTGACTCGCGAGGAGACCTTTGCGAGTGCGCTGGGCATTGCGGATGCGGACCTGACGCTCACCGCAGGCGATGCGCTTGAGATTCACGTTGTCAGCAACTCGGCCGCGATTGACACTCAGCCCGCCGGGCTGGTGTTTGTTGCGGAGATGCTGGTCGAGAACTGATGACGCTGTCCGTCCTCGTGAATCTACGGGGCAACCCCGAACCGCCGGGCGATGTCGTCCGGCGGCTTCGGGCCGTAGACCCCAAGCTCACCATCCGGTGGGGTCCGTGGGGTGCGTGGCAGTTGGTGCGGGAGTGGCGGTCTGGAGACCGGCGCTGGGAGCGAGTGCAGACGGAGCAATACGACCCGGCGAATGCGTTTGATGTCATTGGGCATATCCCCAACGACTGCAATGTGGAGCAGGTCCCTGCCTACGTTGAGCGCTTGCTTCGCGAGTGGAGCAATGCCGACGAGGCCAAGCGAATGTTAGACGCGATGGACCACTATCATACGGGGTCCGCGACGGAGCAGGTGCAGGAGGCGGTGGAGGAGGCTATTGAAGCGACCGTGGCTGAGGTATCTTCCCCACTAGTCAAAAAGGGCCGTCGTAAGCGCGTCACTCTCTCGGAGTAACCTATGGCGTGGACTAAAGAGACGTATCTCCAGCGTACTAGAGAGTGGATGGACGCGGTCGGGTCTGACCGCTGGAGCGATGCCTTCCTCTACGCGTTGCTGGACAAGGCATACCGAGACGAAACGCAGGGCATCTTGAATGCCTCGCCGTACTTCAAGTTCGCCCAGCGCACCGTCACGACGGATAGCAATGGGCAGTTCAGTTTCTCTGGCCTGTCGTCCGGGTCCGGGGATAACCAGCAGAATGTCTATCGTATCATCACCGTCACCGACGGACAGAATACCCTGTACCGCGAGACGGAGTTTCGGAATGTGCCGCTGGCCGTATCCGGGACGACGGACTATCTGGGGTTTGACCGGCAGTACTACCTGATTGGCGACAACGTACAGATTCTCCCGCAGACCTCCGGCCTGTCGTTGCAGGTCTCTATCAACTATATCGGCACGCCAATCGATGAGTTGTCTCCGCTGGGGACGGCCGACTTCCCGCCGGGGCACGAAAACCTGCTGGCGCTCTCCGCCGCCGCGAACGCGCTGGCCATTGGTGGGTCGGAGTTCAAGCAGACACAGGAGTTATCGTCGCTGGCCCAGCAGTTCCGGACCGCGCTGTATGAGGACGTGGCACGCCGGACCTCGAACCCGATGACCCTGACGTTCCCGGACCGCGCCGCTGTGTGGGGTGGCTGATGGGCCGCCCCGTCGTGCGAGACTCGCAGGTCAGTTTTGCAGGCGGCATTAACACCGTCTCGGATGAAATTGCGCTTCAGCCGGACCAGATTCGGTTGGCGCAGAATGCGCGGCTCAACGAGTACGGCGCGGTCGAAAAGCGAGGGGGCACCGTCAAGGTGTCTACCAACGCGCCGTCGGGGAGCGCGGTGCAGAACGGCTTCGGATGGGCGCGGGACAACGGCGCGTCGTACTCGCTCGCCATTGCCAACGGGACGTTCTACTACTTGCAGTTTGCCGCTGGGGCGTCCTTGCCTGCCGCCTCGTGGTCTACACAGGCAGGTACCTTCAGCTCGTCTACCGTTCCCAGCTTTGCCTCCTTTATCAGCGGTACGTCCACGGATGTGGTCTATATCGCGGATGGCGGATTGCTGAACAAGTGGGACGGAACGACCCTGACCACGAACATCGCCAATACGCAGGATTGCACGGTCATCAAGGTGCATAACCAGCGGCTCTGGGGTGCGGGGTCAACGACCTACCCGGACTCGATTTTCTACTCCGCGCTTAACAACGGTGATTCGTTGGGATACGGCGCGAGCAGTGGCGGGCAGATTATCGTCCGCACCTTTAGCGATGAGCGGGTGGTCGGGCTGGCGTCGGTCGGCTCGTCCCTGCTCATCTTTCACCGCCGGGGTGTGTCCCGTCTGACGGGCTTTGGGCAGGACGACATTTCGGTCCAGCCAGAGGGGGTCTCGTCGCAGACCGGGACTATCGCGCCCAACTCTATTGTCGAGACCGACGGCGCGGCGTACTTCTTGTCTGACCGTGGCGCATTCGTGGCGACCGAGGGTGGCGTCTCGCCGCTGGGGTCTCCGCAGGCACC